GAACGGGTTCCCTTCCATGCTCCCTTTCCCGGCCTCCTCGTTGTACGTGAACCTGTCTATGTGACCATGGATCTTGTAATAGTTCATCATCTGGGTCACGGATAGGTTCACGAAGCGTTTGGGGTTATCCGTCAATTTCAGGTAATCGGCGAATATCTGCATCATGAGCGTTTTGCCCGTTCCCGGATCTCCCACGATAAGGAGGTTCTTGTGCAGCTTATAGTTCTCCTCCGGGAATACGGACTCGGCCAACGGGCAATCGTTGAAATAATACAACAGGAATCTCAAAACCTTGTCATTCCCCCTGTCTGTCTCGAATTGCCGCCTCTCGATCCCTAGGTAATTACAACCGAGCGCCTTTATCATCCGGGCGTGGCTGATGTACTCCGTATCGTCCGAGAGATCGTACCTAGAAACGTTCTGTATAGTCCTTGCGTGCTTCTTCACTAGGTTGAACACCTGTTTTTGCTGGAGCCTCTCTTTTTCCGTAGGCCCCCGCATGGCTTGTATAGCCTCCGAAAGTTTCTTTTCTTGTTCCTCCATTATGTCTTTGATTATAAGCCCTTAGTCCTGTTCCCTGCCACCAATAGGTGAATCGTCTCTTCACGTCATCTATCGTTTTTAGCGTATCGCCCTCCCCGGTGGATACCATCCAAGCTAGGAAGTTATCCAGCTCGCCGGGAATGAGGTCATTGAAAGCGACGCTCAATCCCGATATCTGGCAAGCGTATCTGCGCCATTCCTCGTCCCCCAATAACTCATTCTTGAAATTCTCGAAAAGCGTCTCACGCGTATTAAGACTCTCTCTTAAAGTATTATCTTTATTATTATTTGGGTTATCGCTGGGTTGGCACTGGGTTGTTCTATGGGATATCAATTGAGTTATCAAACTCTCTAAGTCGTTTATTAAAAGGTTGTTTACTGGGTTACTTTGTGGGTTGCTTGTTGGGATATTACCATTGTATTCGTTGTATTTAACAAGAGCTATGACATTCATCCCTTGGCTTTTATCCGTAGTTATCATTCCTTTCCGTTTTAACTTGGCAAGAAATGTCTTGACTTTTTGTTCTCCCCATTTCCATTTACCAGCGAGGAAACGGTTTGAAGCCGGATATTGTCCTCTCCCATATGTTATTTCTCTACCTCCGATACATTCGATCGTGTCGGTTGCCTCAAATCGTGCCGATTGTATTAGATCAAGCCACGCTTCGCACTCCGAGAATGTCCGGGCTGCTTCCCACATTTCATTAGAAAAAAACTTACGAGAGAGCATTATGAAACCCTTATCCATATACTAAAAATCAAAATCTGGGGATTCTCCTCCCTGCAAGGACTTTAGTTTCTGGTCTACAAGGTGGTTTACATCCCATATGTTTACAGGTTGTATTTGCAGGTTCTCCGCCATTTGCCTTGCCACTTCCTCGGAGACAGGATTTATAGCGTATATGGCCCCCGATGAGAGAAAGCGGGTGAAACCGGGCTGGTTACTCGTATCCGGAACGTCTACCCGAAGCATATTGGTACCGGCCACGTTCTGTTCCGTACATCTTCCCGCTATCCTTGAATGGCCGAATAACTCGACCACGCACCATAAATCAAATTTCTCTTGTTCCATATTATTTTCTCTTTTTAAAAGTGTTACAAAATCTCGTGGAGTTAGCTACCCGTCCAGCGTCATGTATGATGCACCAAACGCATAGCCCCTTGTGAGGATGTCCGTTGGCGCAATCGCCACATTTCACCTTTTCTTGCTCGTCTTTCTTCTTCGCCATATCACCAAGTCTTTATTTTTATTGGTAGATCGGCGTACCACCAAGCTAGAATCGTAGCGTCACGTTGGTCTTGGTTCGTTCTCTTAGGCAAGGGACCGACTATGTAGGAGAGTTCCTCATGGGTTATCTTGCCCTCGTCCCCTTTCCAATGCTTGGTCAAAGGCTTTACCTCTTCGCAGGGAATACCTATGTGCTCGCACATCTGGAGAAGCAATATCCCGGTTTGCTGGTTACGACCTACATACTTGGCTATCCTCTCGCCGGATTTACCCCTAGCCTTATGGAAGTTGCTTTTTTCGTTAAGCCATCCGGCCTCGACAATGACCACTATGTCTACCCCCTTGTACCTCTCTCTCGCCTCCTTGATAAAATCAACTAAGACAGGGAAGGGGAGGCTCTTTAGAATTAGCTGTCTCGTTGAAGGAGACAGTACGCATACGCCGGATTTATCTATGTCCGGGTCAACGGCTATCACTAATTCGTATCTTTTCTTTCCCATGGATTCCTCCTTTCTTTATCGTTTATTAGTAAGAATATGGCCAAGATCACTGCTATAAGTCCGAGTATTGCGGTGATAAGGTACATGGCCATTGTCAAATGATCTAAATTCTGTATTGTTTCCATAATTAGATTTGTTATTTGTGATGGTAGCGGGACTCGAACCCGCATGAGTGGAGTTTTCTCAGGACTCTCACCTGATAGTTTTGTTATTGGCACGTTGCGGTGACATTCGGCCTTACCCGTTATACTTCCTTTGGCTAGTTCAGTTTATTTTACGATAACCTTCATTCAACCACTCTATAAGAAATTAACTTTAGCGTCTACCAATTCCGCCATACCACCGTGTTTGCCCCGCATATCCTCACGGACGGCGGGGATAATCATTCTAACCCAAATCTAATACCATGAAAAACACACTCTAATATTAATATCCTTAGTTCTGAATCTTTATTAAATCGGGTATCGCTCCATAAATGGGGGTACGACCATCCCATTTGTCGATAAACTGCTTATAAAGAATTTCTTTAGTCAATCCTCTCGAGGTGATTAACGCTTGTTCCGTTTTCAATTGCTCCAACTCGTTGCGTTTCCGTTGCTCCGCTATCTGCTGGTCTAAAACCGAAATATTGGTGTTAACTTCATTCCTACTATCAATTTTCTCGCGAACCGCCTTAGAAAACTCTAATTGCGCCGAGAATGTGAGTAATTGAAGACCTCTTTTCTCGAATTCCTTATCTACAATCTGCTCAAGGCGTTTCTCAAAAAGAAGCGAACCTCCGTCTGCCATTAAGCTGTCGGTCTTATGTTTACGGCTTTCCTCCTTGATCAGATCATAGATGCGAGGTTCTAGTATATTATCCTCCAATGATTGCATGAAACCGTCTTTGCCTGATTCCGTATCAGCCTTGTCTATGTGCTTGTTATCGAAAACAACGTCTATTGCCCTGTTTTTGATGACCTTGTAGGAGTAAGTGGGGCGTGCGTTAAACTCCGTATTGTCTGCGGCTTTTAACGTGACAGGGCTTCCGAACTCGCCTCGTTGGTCGAATAGCGGGACTTGAAATAATTCCGTGCCCCATTCCCAAGTTGAAACCCTGCCTGATACGACCTTGAAATCCTCCTTCCCTTGTTTCCCGTAATTTTCCATCAATACCCCAGCGTAATTAGGTGCTACACGTTCACAAGAGGATAAAAATACCATAGCGATTATCGCTATAGTAAAAAACTTAAAACTTGTCCTTTTCATTCTTGATAAAATTAAATAGTTTGTAAATTATAAATAATGAACTAGTTAACATAATGACTATTCCTAGCCATGCGTCAACATGGTTAAAAACTCTGTTCCCTACCGGAATAAAGGCTATGGCCAATATCAATACCCAATGTTTGTTGATAAAATTTCTCATATTTGTTGGTTTAGTGCCTCATTGTATAAAGGCATGATTAATCCGATACTGCTTACGTCTTCTGCCATGCTGTCAAAAATGATGGCATCGTTAACGCCCTTGAAAGTAGCCGTGCATCGATCGCATTCATATAAAGCTTTCCTCATTATGTCGAATAAGCCCATGTTAAAGGATATTTGAGGAAGCGGAACGCTGGGTTTTGCCAGATAATTTTGTATCGCTTTCTCTGCGTCTGGATATTTTAAGTTCTCATCCGCGAAATAGAAGAACGCCTTGTCATTCTTCTTATGGCACTCTATTCCGTCATCAGAGATAAGGATGTCATCATATTTCAACATGTCCTTAAAAAATAGACTATGCAGCAATTTGCCGTCTAACGCCTGTATCATGGCTTCGTCAAGGTTTGAGCATTCGGATATCCTGTTTTTAACGATAATACGTCCGTCACTGGCGTAGGCCCAATCTCCCTTGAAATATACGCATTCCATAGCGGGACGGTTATCGTCCTTTGCGCAAGCCAAAAACATTTGTACGTTCTTGTCAAAGTTGTAAGAACCTTCTTTTCTCTTTCCCATATCATTAATATTTAATATTATATTTTCTTCTTTCGTATTGTGGGACATACCCTTTGCAAGGAGTATTCCCGTCAAGTAAGGCCGATTCCGGCCTCACAGTTTCCCCTTCTTTTTTAGACGGGTCTGTCCAATACCTCTGCCGTTGATGGCAAAGGCAATGTCTTTTAGAACATGCCTCATTGAGGCAGAATATCAGTTCTTTCATCTTGGATTATTTTCTCGAGTTTCTTTAGATCCTTTTTGGCTAATCTTACGGTATCAGCTATCCTTGGTCTTCCCTTGGAATCCACGTGTTCTAGGATAACTGATAGATGGCGGGACAGTGTTTTAATGAAAGACTCGGATAGCTGGTACCTTTTAACCATGGCCGTTATTTTTTATAAAAACCTTGGAACCTCACGATACCTAGATACTCGGGAGATTTCATTAGTCCGTCCCCCATGCCGCCCAACGTCTCGGCTCCCGGCTCGTCAAGGACAACCTTGGAGTCAATCTCCTTAGGTACACGGAAGCATATCTGTACGGGGAAATTCACCTTAGCGTCTCCCGTGATCACGTTAACCGACGCTCTTTGCGTAGCTGCCATGATCCGGAACCCAAGCGATCGTCCCTTTTGTAGCAACATCTTCAGATTCTCCTCCAATGACTTTTCACGACCGACCGTGCGTAGTTCCATTTTAGGCTCGAGGAACCCGAAGGCGTTCTTTCGCTGGCCAACCTCGACCATTTCCTTTATGTCAAGTTCCGTTCCCGATCGGGAGGACGCTACCGCGTCGGCGAACTCATCGAACACCACCAGCGTTTTCCATGATGCCCTCGATTTAGCCCTTTCCTGCATATCCTGTACGAGTTCTTTCATCTTGGCCTCTATTTCTTCTATATCATTATAGACCTTTATGTATTTCTCGGAGGAATAATTACAGAACTCGTATTTCGGATCGAAAATTACGATGTCCCGGATACCGGCTAAGCGGGCGTATTCTATCGTGGATATGATACACACGGATTTACCGCTACCGGTAGCTCCGCAAATCAAGGCGTGAGGCGTGGAGTTGTTATCGAGATCCCACACCACGAGCCTTCCGAAGTTATCCGTTCCTATGGGAATCCTCATGCCGTCGATATACTTCTTGTCCCAGTACAAGGACTTGGTTCTTTTCTTCGGTGATTCTATGGAGAGGTAGGATTTTCCCTCATACACCATAAGCTCGTTACCCATCCTTATGGATGGCACGTCCAGCGCGTTCGCTATGTCTAGCTTGTATTTCATCACTGTCGTGATCTTTGTCCCAGCGGATACCTCTAGCAGATACGTGTCTGACGAGTACCCGTTAATCTCCTTGGCCACGTTCACGATCACCCCGAATGTCCGTAGGATATGCTCTATTTTCTCGCTGTTTGTCATATTACTATTGGATAAATCATATTGAATGAATGAGGAAGCGTTCCTCTTGAACTCGGATATTACCTTGGGGTTTACCGATCCAAGGGAAGCGTCCCGTATTTTTTTCTGTCTCTTCGATATCAATTCCTTCTTTGACTCGGGCACGTTGAAATCATCGACCTCCGCTATCAGCGTCTTGGCCCAGAAATTATAAAGCTCGGCCCTGTCCACGAAGTTGTCGCTATCGTTGATCATGTACACGTAATCCGGATCGGACACGGCCTCTATCATCCTTTTTAGCGGCTCGTACAATATGGCCTCGTAAAGCTTCCTCGTGTCGTTATCGAGATTGATCACGAATTTCTTCAACTGGGAGGAGCCGTCCTTGTTTTTCGAGATCTTGTTCTCCACGAACCATACCTCGTCAACATTCTCCCCGAAGCGGGACTCATAGCACTTGACGTAGGTCATCGCCTGTTTCCCGCAGGTAAACGTTAGCTCCTCGTCATCGGTGAACTTGGCCCTTGACTTATGGTCTATGATGACCGTCCGACCGCTTTCCGTCCTTATCGCCAAGTCTAGCCTAGCGTGGCAGGGCAGGGGGATGTCCACCCCGTTTACCGTTACCCATTCCTCGCACCTTGATTCCACGGCGATTATCTCCTTGATACCGGAAAGATAGATATCCTTCTCCCCGTAGAAGTTATTGATAAGCCTCGTGGCGTTCTTGGTGGCCTCGATCTTGCATTCCTCTACGGTAGGTGTCGTTTTCTGTATCTTCCAATCATTCGGGTGTACCTCCTCTATGTATGAGAACGCTACCCTCTCCATTTCCGTGATCGGTATTATTTGCCCCTTGCGCTGTAGCTCCATGAAGAAATACTCCAAGGCCGAATGATAGGCGTTACCCGCTACCGTGCTGGAGGATGATCTGGATCTTTCCCGGTAAATCTCCCGTTTCTCGAACTCCTTCTCGTTCCGGGAGAAAGAGGCTACCTTGCTGTAACTCCAAGAGTCAATAAGGTAGTTTGATAAATGCTCCTCCAGCTCGGCGTTGGTATAGGATGAGTACTTGTTCATGGCATGTCCTCTTTGTTTTTGCCCTTAGACTGTCTCATCGCCTCCTTTTTTTGATCGACATCTTTCTTTGTCTCACGAATTGGAAGGATTAGATCGTTTACCGTGGTATCCCCGTCCTTTAACGCTTGTATGATCCCGATCAGCATGGCGATCTCGTCGGGGCCTATCTGATTGCTGGTCTGTTTGCCGCATAGCTTAATGACCTCCTCTTCCGTTATGGCGTATTCGTTCTTGAACTTGTTGATGATATTAGTCCTCGTTTTTAATATCTTGTCAGCGTCGGATAGATCCCCCGTGATGAATTTTTGGGCGGCTTGATAGACCCTGTCCACTATGGCCTTGGGGATAACGGCGAATACGGAATTGCGATAAGCTATGGAGTTGGCGGCGTTTCCCGTTACGGTAATCATGTCGTCTGAGTAACGTTTCCCCTTGCTATCCACTATGCTCCTGCGAACCTCGAACGCGGACGCTACGTTTGTCTCCAGATCCCAGCATGTACCCCTGCTGATGATCTGCTTGTCCGTTATCTGGATAACCTTGGCCTCTGTCCTGATATTACCCCAATTGGATACGATTATCTTGGCGAGGTGTACGGATGGGCCAGTAATAGGTTTCCCTCCTCTTGGCAAGGCGTAACTGCATGACCTTGCCGTGTCTTGATTCATCGTGGCCATTACCACGGAATTATCAATACTCCTTCTGATATCTCTAGGATATCTTTTTGCGGTCGCAACTTGTGAGTCCACGTTTGCTCTTTCAACCGCATCTGCCTGTAAAATTTGTACTTCATGGCTTTCTACTGGAAGTACCTCGTAACTGCTTGATTCCATGATTATTTATTTTGAATGATTTCCTTTACCAATATAAAGTGCTGGTTTCCCAATCTCGTTGATACCGATCGTCCTCGGATTCTGTTTCTTCCTCCCCGTCGTATTCCGGTTCACCGTCGGGGTCTTTGATGTAGATGTCTCTCATATATCTTTATTTGTAGGCCTCCGGGAGTCGAACCCGGCTATTCCCATGTTAGGGACGCTCTGCCGATAAGCTAAGGCCTTGAATTTATTCGATCTCAATAATCTCGAATTTTCCTTTCTTTATATATATCTTATGATTGTAGTAGTCTTTGACTATTCCATAATCGGAAACTGTGTTTATGTTCCCAGTGCAATCCTCAACATATGAGTTATTGCAAGCCTTGACCGTGGCAGAGCCGTAAGCCTTGACCGTGGCAGAGCCGTAAGCCTCGACCGTGGCAGAGTCGTAAGCCTTGACCGTGGCAGAGCCGTGAGCCTCGACCGTGGCAGAGTCGTGAGCCTCGACCGTGGCAGAGTCGTAAGCCTTGACCGTGGCAGAGCCGCAAGCCTTGACCGTGGCAGAGCCGCAAGCCTTGACCGTGGCAGAGCCGTAAGCCTCGACCGTGGCAGAGTCGTAAGCCTTGACCGTGGCAGAGCCGCAAGCCTCGACCGTGGCAGAGCCGTAAGCCTTGACCGTGGCAGAGCCGCAAGCCTTGACCGTGGCAGAGCCGTAAGCCTCGACCGTGGCAGAGCCGCAAGCAAATGCTCTAGTATTAGATGCGTGTTCTTTTCTGGTATAAATGCCAGCTTCGCTTAACTCCTCTTCAGAGAAGTTATCTTCTAGGTAATTTGCGTCAATCATTTTAGATGTTCTAAAAACCCAAAACCAATTGCTTGTTATAGCCTCTAACAAGTCCTTTTTGCTTTTGGCGTTTAATCCCATCCTGTATCCATCTTGGCAAGCATTATGTTTTTTAGCCCGTTCAAGCAGATCTTCTTTTAATTCTTCGAATGTCTTCATTTTTTATCGTTTATTAGTTTAATGATATCTTTTCTTATCTCTATCAATTCTTCTTTGCTAAGTGTCTTTAATTCGTCTAGGATATCGTCCTTCCTCGATCGATTCGGTCTTGAAGGGGCTTGCACCACGTATATCACCCCGAAATCATTCCTCGTCTCCATAGCTTTTTACCGCCAATATCTTGATTATTACATATAATATGACACTGGCACCACCGAGTAAAAAGACCGCCCTTTTCAAGGGGTCCTCGAACCAGTAGCTTAACGCCAGTATAGCCGCCACTACCAATATCGCCATGAACGCCATTCTTAAAGTGTTCATCACTTGTTTAACGACGGCCTTGGATATCTCCTTTATCCGTCCTGTAATGCCATGTCCCATATATATTGTTGTTTTTAAAATTCGGAAGAAAGGCCTCATATCCTCACGGACGGAGACCTGCGTTGCAATTATGACTGATTTTCTGATTGAATAAGCACCCGTTAGGGGTGAAACGTGCTCCCTGCCGGACTCGAACCGGCGACCCTAAAGGCTCTGACCATCTGAGCTAAGGGAGCGTTTGCCCGTCTTTCCGGGCCGCCAACATTATGAACCGCCATGTCATCACCGTCACATTCCACATGATTTCGTGGAACCTCCACCTCGACAAATACTCTTTGGACTCATTTCGGATTTACCATACCATTTTTATCTACTACTCTATCGGCTTTCCCATCTTCGGACAGGCCCGACATCCGTCCTCGATTCGGATAGAGTGGTGCGTTCATTGATACAAGATTGTGGATGGGAGGGGATTCCAACCCCTATGCGTCTATTACGCTGGCTCAATGTCTACCCATCCGTTTGCCGGGGAATCCCACCCCGGCACAGTTTAAGTAAAAACTAATATTCCTTCCTGCCTCACGGCGGTATATTAAGGTCTTGGTAGCTTTATTCTTCATAAACATTCAAACAGTGCTAATGTGGTAGCTGGGGGAACTCGAACCCCCTGTAACCCTGAATAATAATATGAATTTATTATGGTTCGCTACCTGCCCTAGCCATTTCCTAGGGTGGGATTCTTCTTTCTTTCATTGTTATAAAACTTGGTTATTAATAGGTCTATGGTCTTATTCATTTTTCTTCCTCTATTGTATCATCTAATAACTTATTGATAGCCATGATAACCTTATCCGGCAACTCCTTGGCGGTATCATTAGACTTGAGATATTCTATAGTCCCACCTATTCCGATAATCATCAACATGTCCCTTTTAGATGGAATGAATACTAGTAAAAAAACAGGTATTGATATATAGGCAGCGGATTTTAAGATGATTTTTTTTAACTTAGACTTGTCTTTTTCATCATCTTCCATAATCCAGAAGAGAATATACAAGAATGTAAATACCCCCAAGATAAATACTGCGATTATCGCCAACGTTTGTATGGCATCTAACCTTGTGATCCAATAAATCTCATTCATGTTGTTATTATTTAAAAGTGTTCGCTCCCGCCTCCGGTCTCGCTCCGGAACCTGCGAGTCTTTGGCTCTCTTGGCGGGAATAGTTGCGGTCTTGGCTAAATTGCCTATCTTTAGGCCGTTAAACAAAAAAACTATATGGAATTAAAAGATTTTATTAAGGAAACGTTACTACAGATCGCTAGTGGCGCAAGACTTGCGGATGATGAATATCGAAAACTAGGAAATGGTGGAGTAAATCCTGAAGGAAAATTTCATTTAGAGGGTATTCCACACATCCTATGCCCGGGAGTAAATGATAAACATGATATCTCTAAGCCTGTCGTATCCGTTCAATTCAAGTTGAATGTCCAGATTGAGGAAAAGACCCAAATAGAAGGGAAGATCGGTGGCATATTAAACGTTATTTCCGCTTCTTTCGGAGGATCAAAGGAAGATACAAACAAATCCGTTCAAGAGATTTCTTTCTCCATTCCCGTAGCCTTGCCGTCACGCTCTTCGGCTTCGGGCAGATAAAATCGTAAATCCTTTGGGCCGAGTTGATAATGTCTTCCGATTTTGCCATGTTAAAAGGGTCTCGGATGTATTCTAAACAGTACATCCGAATCTCCTTATCTGTTTTTGGATAGTAGTCCATATTTTTTATATAATTGCCATTGAATAGATTATAGACACCATGGATTATTTATTGAGCAAAGGAACTCCCTGACCTTCTCGGAGGCAATGGTAGCTTCTTCCTTTGAGGGGAAAAGGTTACCCGCTTCCTTGAGCAGCTTGATACCCGTCTTGCCCGGCCCTCGATTGTTGAAAATGCCCGATACCGGCTCCGGAAGGAAATCTCCTTCCCTTAGATACCATAGGTCGGTGTTTTGGATGGAGGAGTTACCAGTCTTCCCTTTATCACCTGTCATTATCCAATCGTAAACGGCCTTATGATTTGGATAGGAACGGTTTACGCAATCGCAACGTATCATGTAATCCTCATGATTTCGATTCTCCTTTAGCCAATCGAAAAGTTCCTCCATTTTCCCTACCGGTTCTTGCCCGATGAGGGCTAGAATGTCTCTCTTGATCTTAATATCTTCCATGTCTTTCTTTTTTTTAGTTCGTTCCCGGAAGCCGATTCGATCAGCGGCTCTCGCCTCCAGTCCGGGATATATTTTCAGAGGATAGGGTTTACCAATGCTGGATCATAACACCCCAAGGAATATCCTCTATATAGTACATTAATATAAATATGTAGACTCCAACATCGGAACCGATTGAACTGCATCGGGAGCGGGGGATCATCATCCCTTCCGGTATCTTCGCCTATCATAACCTTACCCGCCATACCTATATCTCTTACGTATATCCTCTTATGGGGATAAGGATTTATTCACTAAGTCAAAGAACTCTTTTTTTTAGTAGCCCCACCGGTAATCGAAACCGGAACCTTCTTCTTAGGAGGAAGACGCTCTATCCGTTGAGCTATGGGGCTTTTGAATTTACATGTAATCTTGTTGGTTCTCTGCGGCTTTTAAAAGCTCTGTCATGAGATACTCTATACTTTGGGGGCGTTGGAACGCTCTCACCCTTCCTTGCTCTCTCCATCTTTCTACATTAGCCCTACCGAATCTTTGGAAAGCCTTGTTCTGAGATATGTAGACCATTGGTTCCTCTTTTATCTTGTGCGCCTCCAAGAATCTTAGATAATGGAGTTGGGAGGCTGATATATCTACCATCATATGCGTTATTTTAATCTGGTTACTATTATGTAATCAAAGCATCCATTTTCAGTGCAGGTGAAAGAATATCCTTTTTGGTTAAGCCATTTTATGGAGGACCTGACCCCAGATGGCTTGACATATTTGTTCGGGATCGCTCTAGACTCTCCCTCTTTCAACGCTAATAGACTACCTTGCAAGTCTATTTTCATCTTAAAATCAATCTGTTGTATTTCCATTGTCATAAATGTTTGTATCTTTGCGACTTGATACCTAAATGAGCGGTATGCAAGACTGATTAATTATTATAACGCGAATATACACTAGAATAGTGTATTATCAAAATATTTATACACTATTTTAGTGTGTAAATATATGCTTAAAAGCATGTTTTTTGTATGTTTTTGAATATTAGATTGTTATATGTATGGATGCAAGAGAAATTTTGGAGTTTATACTTAAAAAGGAAGGGGTTACTTATTATAAGTTGTCAAAGATGATGGGTTTGCCACGTGTACAGCCTTTATATAATATAAGGGATGGGGCTGTTAAGAGTATAACAAAGAATTATGCTCAGAAAATAATTGAAGCATTTCCAGACTCAGGTTATACTTTGGCTTTTTTAATGACAGGGGATGAGAATCTTATCAATACTACTAAAATATTAGTGCCTGAAGATGACAATGTCTCGGATTCAAATTTCGGTATTGAACTTATCAAGCAATCCTTGAGGTTCAGTCAAGACACTGTGGAAAAACAAAGGATAGCTATAGCTGAGCTGGAAGATGAGATATTGAGGTTGAAAGCAGAGAACGCCGCATTGAAAAAAGGCATGACTGTCTCTACGGATGAATCCAAAGATTTTGCTGGATAGTATATATAGTGTA